ATAACAGAGAACGATTGATACCCTGTTACGCCCGAACTGAGCGTAAAACTAACAGTAGTATTGGCCGATCCCTGCTGCTGGACACGATCCGCTATCACTAGAGCCATTTAAAGCTCCTTAGCTAGTAGCAGTAGTCGAATATGTTACCGAAACTGTATCACCAGATGTAGTTGTTTTAGCTGTACTAAACAATCCTTCACTGTATAAAACACCAGCTGTTGAGCTTTGTGTGCTTACAGCGCTAGTACCAGTTACCAAGAAGCAACCATAAATAGTACCACCAGCACCAGTAATAGTGTATGTAATAGCAGTAGCGGTAGATGAAGTTACGTTAGATGGTGTAGAACCAGTAGAGGTTGCTGCGCCAAATACGGCTGTACCACGAACTGCTGAACCACTAACCGTGTAGTTAGTAAACTCTGTCCATGTATGGGAAGCCATTGTGTCTGATGCTGAAGCAGTAAAGCTATTAGAAATCAAACCTAAAAATGGTCCAACAGTGGTATATGTGCCAGATGTTGTCAATAAGGTATTGAGCATTAGCTGTTTACCTACGGCAACAACCAGGTTAGGAAGGTCATCTGTCCATTTAAGATTGCCATTTGCATCACGGCACTCTACATGGTAGTAACCTTCTACGCCCATACCTTCTGGGATAACAGCATTAGCTTGTAATGTTGCCACGGCTTGATCGCCAAAATTTGATAATTCTTTAGTCATGAAATCTCCTTAATCGCCTGAACTGACTACGTTTGCATCCGTATAACTACTAATCGTTAAAATAGCAGACGAGTAAGTCGCTGCTGGGAAAGTCACCGTAAAGCTGTTGTTACAAGTCTTATCAGACCCAAAATTCAACACAAAACAAGCTGCTTTTGTAGTGTAATTATATACCAATGCACCCCTACAAGTAAACGCAGCAGGACTCCAAACTGCGTTTTGAAATGACACGTAAGTCGTGTTGTATTGGTTATTAATCGTAGGGGTCTGGGATATTACTAATGGTATTCCGCCAGCCGTATAACCCGTTCCTGTAACCTCATTTACTGTGGTATAGGCCGTGGTGGTGGCGTTCAAATTGGCATTGGCATTGTATAAAGCAATGTAATAAGTGCCGTTGGTAAAGTTCTCATTACCATTGAGCAAATTTTGCTGGAACACATTACAAGCGGCTTGGAAGATTGGCATAGTTATAGTCTGTTATAAGGTAGGCTAGTTTGACCACGTCTGTAAGCATCATTACGCTCCAGACCATCTCCAAGGCGTTTGAGTTGTGCAAGAGCCTCTTGGTACTTCTCTTCATAAGATTTAATAACATCGGCCTCTTGACGCTGGAAAAGCATCGCTTCACGCATAGCGCCATAAAAAAGCACTGGGTCATAGTTATCACCAAGCCAGCTGGTGCCTGTAGCATTTGATATGCTAGTAACCGTAAGGGTAAACCCTGTACCAGTACCACCGCCCAAATTGGTGGTAGCAGCGCTTAATTGATCGCCAACAACATAGTAATTACCGCCATTAGTAATGGTAACGGATGTCACCGTGCTGGTATTTCCAACAACAATCGTGGCAATAGCGCCAGAACCCGTTCCGCCTGTCAACGGTATATTTTCGTAGGTTCCAGCAGCATAGCTAGATCCTGGATTAACAATATTCCAAATGTTAATTTGACCCTGAACAATGGTTGTCGGATAGTAATAATAATGCAATTCTGCCGTGTAATTGGAATCTGGCGTAGGCCCAATAATCAATGACAATTCATTGATATTAGCCAACTGTGACCCAAAAAGGGCGTAACAATAAGGCATTCCAGTGGTATTTGGATTGGGGAATGACTGACGCAAAAAGTTTACATCTTTATTCAAAATGTAATTGTAGTTGCCACTACTATCAATAATAGCCAATGAATAGGTTGATAGATAGTCCATTGGCAACGATAAATAAGGATTACCAGCAGTTAAGTTACCTGTAACATTTTTCCGTAAGGAAGGAATCTGCACCGAATTATAGATGCGGTCTTCCGCCTCCTGAACAAACAGGGGAATATTTGCTACAAAGAGTGACTCTGTGGTTTCAGCGTAATCTTGAATCGCTTGCCACAGCTGCTGGTATGTCATCATGCCATTGGGCCTCTGGACATGCGTCCTTTAGTTGCTGCGCCTGCGCCACGCATTTCTATGCCAGAAGTTTTAGTTTCTTTGGTTTCAGCGTAGCAAACACCGCTTTTAACAGGATCTGTTAACTTAGCATCTTTAGCTGATTTGGTATGGACAAACTCACCACGATCCATCACTTCTTGGCCAGTAATATGCTTTTCTTTATTGGTGTGCGGATTGGCATAAGTATCTGCTGGTTCAGCAAATTTATTCTTACCAATTGTAACCTTTGGGCTATTCTTGGTTGTAGGCTTTACATTCTTTGCGGTTGCCATATTAACGACCTCTTGAGCTTGATTTTTGATTCATAGCACGGGCCATATTGCGGCCGACAGCTTTCATTTCTTTGCCTGTCACGCCACCTTTAGCCATCTTTTTAATCTTACCGCCTTTTTTCAGGCCAGAAAGATCAGTATGTTCGCCATGATGTTCTTGTTTGTCATGCATACCAAAAGCTTTTTTAATGAGCTTTTTGTCTTGTTTGATATCTTCTTTATCCATTTTAATACTCCTAAGTCGTTGTAATTGATACTGTACCGATTGTTATAACAGGAAGCAAGGAGTTTGGAGTTAAATAACTGTCAAAATAACTTGCACCACCTACAGGGTTCCAACCCCATTGTATCTGCCTACTGCCATCAGATGAGTAGCCTGCACTATCAAGAGCGTTTACATTTGGGTCATATGGATTGGTCATTAACCCATAAGTACCGCCAACTTGATAACTTACGTCTGGGCGAGGCTCACGCACCGCCTGAGGATCATTCACAGGATATAATCCCAAGCTCAACTGTGGCTGATCTGGATCCCAACATTCAGGACAAACTTTAATATTATAAAGTTTTGTCTTGATAATTTCTTTCTTTAAATCCATCAACTTGTATCTAAAGCCACATCTATCACATTGGGCAATAGCATATTTGCCTGATGCATATTTACTAGGCATTAAACTATCCTGCCTTTAGTCTTGCCCTTCGTTTCGATGCCGTGACCACGTACTATAGTTCCATTAAATACTCTAGTCTGACTAGTGGGCTGACCAGAATATCCTTTGACTAACTTTTCTTTGCGGTATTTATCTTGTACCGCACCGCCTTTTTTATATTGTTCAGATTTTGATGCTCTACCAGCTTTTTCAGCAGCGCCAACTTCTTCGTCCATAATTTTGTGTATTTCTTTAGCCCGTTTATCTCCTTCTTCAGGAGTATTATAAATAGGGAACTTACCTTTGTTTATATCTGTACGCCAATATTCTCGAATAAGATCTGGATCTTCATATTGTTTGCCTTGGATATAACCAGGAACTAATGCAGACTTACCTTTGTGGGGCCCGCTATCCATAGTTACGCCTGTGCTATATACAGTCACAGGCTCTCCTTGTGGGCCAGTGCCAACATTGTTAAATGCAATATTATCCCTATGATATTGAACAATATTTTTTTCTTGAGGGGTAAGCTTTAAATCAGGCATTACCGTCTACCCCCCGTATAAAAAGAAGCTCGTGGCACAAAGCGTACGGGCGCTTTTTCACGATCCTCTTCGGATGCCAGCGTCCATTGTTCCATGTAGTCTGCTTTCAGCATGGCTATTCTATTTGGATCAACGCCAGGAACCTTCTGGGATAAATAGTATGCTAATCCAGCCACTAAAGCTGAAATAAAACGGAATGGAATATCGTTGGTTGTAACGCCAGAACCAGCATCTTGAATTCTACGCAAACGCCAGTAGACAAATGTGTATTGACTACCTGGTGAATTGGGGGTAGGCCAGACGTTGATACACGGCAAATTGGTTGTGCTAATTGGCGCAGAAGTGGCATGTGTTGCAGCCGTTGTGCCAGCCTGTCCACGATAGCAATTTAACAGCTGTGCAGAGGTCGTAGAGACATTTGGATAGTAGATAATCTCAGAGTCTATTTTGATATAACCAGTGGCTGCAAGACCCGTTAAATCAGCTGGAGTAAGCTGAATCGTGGTATCTGTAGCAGAGATGCCGCCATTACCATTAGAGCCGTTGCCAACAAGAGTATAAGCCGTAGGATTGGTTTGACCAGATTGACGATTGATCCATACTTGAATAGGTCTGCCAACGGCCAATTTATTAGGAATGGTGGAGTAAGTATCTTCAGAAATACGGCTAATGTTAATGTCGATCTGGTTTTGCAGCGTCCCAGTACGAATCACTTGGCTTAATAAATCAATTGTGTCAATTGGCAATGGATAGGTAATCTGACCCGTATTCATGGGGATCTGACCTTCTTCTACCGTCCAAAGGTTAATACCTCGATTGGCCCACTCAACAGTCAAAATATTTAATGACCGAGTAGCCGTTCTTAAATCATAACCCGTTCTTAATTCAGCACCGCACCGCTCGAACGCCTCTTCTACGAGTTCGTTCATGTTTAAATCAAATACGGATGCTCCAGTAGTAGTCATTATTTATGCTTAAAACCTTTAAGAGTTTCAGCAAGACGAGCACGTTGACCTAACTTTCCAGGCTTCTTAGCGGCAGCTTCCAGCTTCTTTTCTGGGATTTTATGGCCTTCTTTTACGTGCAGCGCTTCTCTCAAAGCACCAGCTCGTTTAATAGCGTGTTGAATCCATTTTTCAGCCATTATTTTTTCCTTGCAGCTCTCATATTGTCAACTAAATTTGGGTAAGGCCTGCCAGCAGCTTTCACCATTGCTTTAGCTTTTGACTTTTTAGCAGCACTTAAATGCTTAGGTTTTCCAAGTCCTTTCGGACGAGGTTTATCCCAAACTTCCCCACCTTTTGCATACATCGCAACAGCATCAGGATTATCCTTTCTTTGGATAATCTTTCTACTGGGCATCTTGGAAGGGTTTACTGCGCCCATTCCACGACTGGCTCTCATTTGTGAGCCTTGCCACCGTGACACATTTTTTCTACATGATCCATATGGTGCTCATGCGAAGCTTTGTGCTTTTTGAATTCATGCTTATGATGCTTATGGCTCTCAGTTTCATGCTCAGAAATGAACTCATCATGGCGCTCCATATCTGGACCAGCCATTGGCTCCATATGCTCTTTAGTTACATGGGGTTTCATATACTTCTCCTAATTAACAATATTTGGTTTTTGTTTTACCACGAACAGCAGCGCCATCAGCACGAGCAGAAGTAGATCCGCCATGAGCCATTTTCTTAACTTTGCCACCATGCTTCATTCCTTCGGTGCCAATATCATTTAGACCTTTTTCTTTCATCTTTGGATGACGGTCTTCTGTGTGGCCACGTTTTTGAACTTTAGATTCGCCAAATTTGGTTTCTTTGTTAGAACCCTTTTCAACATCTTCTTTCATTGAGCGTGGGCCCATTGATTCAGCTTTGCCGCCTGAAGCCATTTTTTTCATTTTGTGATGTCCTTCATGCTCTTTCATGTGATGCTCAGCCATAGCTAAATGGTGGTGAGCCAAATGCTTGTGGTGCTCTTTAGACAAGCCGCCTTCTTTCATGCCGCCTGGAGCAGGCATAGCACCTTGTGGAGGGGCCATCATTGGAGCTGGTGCTTGCATAGCACGAGCTGCCATCATTGCTGCTACTGGGTTAATACGTTTTTTTGACATCATGTTAGTTCCACCTTTTTTAAAATGTTTGCCTTTATCGGCCGCTACAAAATCCTCGCCAACCGACTGAGGAACTCCTACTTTCTTCGCAAACGCTTTATTATGGGCGATTGCTTCCATAAAATTGTGCTGCTTTTTACTGGTACTAGGCACGAGTAAATCCTTTGTTACAACATCCATCAGCACGTTTAGATGCAGAAGAGCGCACTTTACCACCTGACTTATATTTATCACCCATAGGATTTGTAGTCTCGCCAGTATCAGGTTTAGTTTCTTTTGGTTTAACTAAATCAACGGCCGCTCTAGCAGCACGTCTTGGCAAATCCTTAGTCTCTTCATTTTCCTTACGGTCATTCTCGTAAGTTTGATCATATCCGTTTTTAGCCATTATTTAAACCACCTATCAAGGATCCAAACTACAATACCGCCAGCCAAGCCAGCGCCAATAGTTAATACATTATGCAATGTTTTCTTAGCAGAAGCCTGCTCACCCAGCATTCTTTGAATCGCTGCTAAGGACTCTTTTACATCTTCCATATCTTTAACAAGTTTGTCCATATCAGCCTGAAGATGCTCAATGTCACTAGCGTGTGTTGCTAGCTCTCTAGCGGTTAAAATTGGGTCCATTTCGCTCATTTTAACATTTCCATTTACGCAACGATTTGTTAATTCTTGAATCTGGGTCATGTGCCGTTTCTGCACTAGTCAGTCTTTTTTTCATGCCTTCCATACGAGCACAGAAAGATTTTTTCCGTGAACCACCTTCAGGCTGCGGTGGTTTGATATTGTGACCTTCAGCTTTTAAAGAGGCACGGCCCTTGGCATTCAATCCGCCATTTGAGTTTTTGCCTTCTTTACGTTGCCAAGTTGCAGTCATTTTTAAATACCGCTATCGATTAAAACACCACCAATATTAATACCTACTGTACAAGCAGTAGTGGCACTGGGGGCAATTTGCCATTGAACATCCGTACCAGCTGGATATGCAAATGGAAAAGTACGTTGAATATTAAACTGTTGTACAAAAGGTGTATTTAAAATCACTCTGCGAACCAATGTGGCAGAAGAATTTAATACTGATGGATATTGTGCTACAACCCTATATGTGCAATAGTTTGCAGTATTACCAGTAAAAGAACTATTTGCAGTAAATCTTGTCAACTGCAAAGTAGTATTTGCTGGAACTGTATACACCGACATTTGGGATGTGCCAAGGCTAATAGTGCTACCGTTAAAAGTAGCTGTATTAATCTGGGCATACTCAACTGCACCAGATGTTGCAGCTTGGTTTTGAAGGGTAATAACACCAGTAGGCTGTACTGTTGAAGATAATGAAACAGATATGTTGTTAATTCTAAAGTATGATTTTGTAGTAGCTACGCCTGTACCTGCGGTTGCGCCTAATGCAACGACTTCAGAAATTGGGTTGTAGTTTGCATCTAATCCAGTCACTTGAATTAATGCGCCTGAATCACCAGCGCCTACAGTACTAGCAACGTACATTACTTGTGCTGATACTGGAAATACATAGTTAGTTGTAGGAGAATTTTCCCACATGGTTACAAATAAACCAGCAGTTGTGCCAGTTGTGCCGTAGCCAAAAATATTTAAAGGCGTGTGACCACTGATTTGACCACGAGATACTTGCAAGTCAAACGGTTCATATTTTGCTTGACGGCTGATAGACTGCACCGAGTTATTAGTGCTAGGTATTCCATTAGCGCTTTGTGCCATATTAATCTCCTAAAGTTATAAAAAGGGGCGGTGTTAAGGACACTCGTTTAAGCGCAACGACCTTCAGCTGTGCGCCCCATTTATTCGATTAATTAGTCAAAGTTACCGTATGGGTAAGTTGT